GCCATGATGGACTGGCGCGAGGATTATCTGGGCAAGGGGGGTAAACCGGATCGGGCGCTCGCCGTATCGGTGTGGCATTCCCCCTGTGCAAGAACGTGTAATTTTGATATATGGACAAGGATATGATCGTGACTGATCATGAGGAGAAGTTACTGAATCGTATCAAGGTCTTAGAAGAAGCCTTGCAGGAGATCGCTGATATAGCAAGTGTTTCCGGGGGACGGTCGGCTGCATTCTATGGAATGCTGGCGCAGAAAGCCCTTGAGAGGGGGGAGATTGAAAGGACAGTTTAACGCAAAGGTAGCGGATGATCTCGATGACTGATTACGAATATTCGGTGCATCCAGACAATTGCAAGAGGCGCTTGGAAGACGAGGTAGGAGAATGAAACTGCCGATCACCATACTTGACGAGGACGGCAACCCGAAGAAGGTGATAGCCGTGATCCAGCAGGGCAAGCCCGTCATACACGAACCGTATACGACCGATTCGCTGCCGGAAAAAACGAGAAAGAAATCATTAAAGGGGGCTGGCTAGGGGAAGAACCAGACGGCTGAATGAGATTTATGATAGCCATTATGATGTTGTTTGCATCTCCAGACTACGGCGGCGAGAACGTCCTGGTTGTTGAAGAACGCGACGGTTCTCCCTTAGTCTTTGATTCGCTCTACGAGTGTTCCCTGTACGTTTACAACAACCTGCCTTCCTTGCGGTCCTTTGCAATCCGGTCTTTTGCGCCACTTGTCTCCGAAGTCCATTACATTGCCTGTTTTTCAGTCAGCCCCGGCGAGCAGGTATAGCCATGAACCTAGCCGCTGTCGATATTGACAAGATCAGTCATGATGACAGGGTGGAGCTTCTTGCGCTCGTAGACAAGATCAAGAAGGCAGAGACCCGTGAAATCTGCCAGAGTGAATATATTCCTTTTGTGAAGGCCGTATGGCCCGCTTTTATTGAGGGGCGGCATCATGAAATCATGGGAGAGGCGTTTGAGCGTGTAGCAAAGGGAGACCTCAAGCGTCTGATTATCAACATGCCGCCCCGCCATACAAAGTCCGAGTTTGCCAGCTATCTTCTCCCCGCTTGGTTTCTGGGGCAGTACCCCGAAAAGAAGGTTATCCAGACCGCCCATACCGCTGAACTTGCAACAGGCTTTGGCCGAAAGGTCAGGAACCTTTTTCAGGATGAGTCTTTCAAGGACATCTTTCCCAATGTTTCCCTGAGAGCCGACTCGAAAGCAGCGGGTCGGTGGAACACAAACCTTGGCGGTGACTACTTCTCTATCGGTGTCGGGGGTGCGGTGACTGGTAAGGGTGCCGATCTTCTGATTATCGATGATCCTCACTCGGAACAGGATGCCCAGCAGGGGGCGTATAACGCGGAAGTCTTTGATCGTGTGTATGAGTGGTACACCTCAGGCCCACGCCAGCGTCTCCAGCCGGGAGGAGCCATCGTTATTGTGATGACGCGGTGGCATCAGCGTGACCTGACAGGTCAGGTACTCAAGGCTTCCATAGAACGTCAGGGTTCGGACGAGTGGGAACTGATCGAACTTCCTGCAATCATGCCCAGCGGCAATGCGTTATGGCCAGAGTTCTGGCAGTTGGAGGAACTTGAAACCCTCAAAAACGAACTGCCCGTGTCCAAGTGGTCTGCCCAGTACCAGCAAGACCCCACCAGTGAACAGGGTGCCATTATCAAGAGAGAGTGGTGGCAGGAATGGGAGCGCGAAGACCCGCCGCCCTGTGACTTTCTAATCCAGTCTTGGGACACCGCGTTCCTGAAAACCCAGCGAAGCGACTTCTCGGCTTGCACAACATGGGGCGTGTGGTTCAACGAAGAAGATAATAACCATCATTTAATTCTTTTGAATGCGTTTCAGGATCGAATGGAGTTTCCAGAACTCAAAGAAAAAGCATACGAACATTACTGCAACTGGTCTCCAGATGCATTTATTGTTGAAGGAAAAGCAACAGGAATGCCCCTGATATTTGAATTAAGGCAAATGGGTATTCCAGTAACAGACTTTACGCCGAGCCGTGGTAACGATAAGATTGCTCGTGTAAATGCGGTTGCTGATCTTTTTCATTCTGGAATTGTTTGGGCACCACGGACCCGATGGGCTGAAGAAGTAATAGAACAGTTTGCTTCGTTCCCCTCCGGGTCTCACGATGATCTGGTGGACTCCAGCACTCAGGCATTACTGCGTTTCAGGCAGGGCGGGTTTGTCCGTGCTGCGGGTGATGAGGTAGAGCAGGAGTATTGGCGTGACACTGTAGAATATTATTGAGCGGAAGGGCGCGGCAATGGCGATTGAGAAACCTTTAGTAAGTGGACCGTTTCCAGAAGAAACGGGGGAGCTTGTGGAAGTTGATACCGAGCAGGGAGAACCTGACGTATCAATAGGAGTTCTCAATCCTGAAGCGGTTTCGATTGAAACCGAAGACGGCGGTATGATTATCGAATTTGATCCGCGCTCGGACGAAGATGATCCAGATGCCGAAGCCCATAACGCAAATCTTGCCGCGTTCATGGAAGAAGGCGAGTTGCAAAATCTTGCTATGGAATTGATGGGTCAGTATGAATCTGACCGCATGTCCCGCAAGGATTGGGAGACAACCTACATCAAGGGGCTTGATCTTCTCGGTCTCAAGATAGAAGAAAGAACACAGCCATTCCCCGGTGCCTGTGGCGTTTTCCATCCTGTTTTAACGGAAAGCATTATCCGTTATCAGGCACACTCAATGATGGAGACGTTCCCCGCTTCCGGCCCCGTGAAGACGCAGGTGCTGGGGGATATGGACACGGAAAAAGAGGAACAGGCTCTGCGTGTCCAGAACGAAATGAATTTCCAGATTACGGAAGTAATGACCGATTACCGCAGTGAGCATGAGCAGCTTTTGTTTCATTTGCCGCTTGCAGGTTCAGCCTTCAAGAAAATTTATTATGATGTAGACATGGGCAGGGCGTGTGCCGTTTTTGTGCCAGCGGAGGATTTGGTTGTCGCTTACGGGGCAACGGACCTCAGAAGCTGCCAGCGGTTTACGCATGTTATGAAAAAAACCGCAAACGAGGTGCGAAAGCTACAGGTTGCTGGCTTTTACAGGGATATAGAACTGCCTGAGCCAAGCCCCGATTACAGCAAGATACAGTCTGCGTATGACCGTATACAGGGCGATGATCCTTCTGTTGAGTATGATGATCGCTACACTCTCCTTGAAATGCACGTTGACCTTGATCTTGAGGGGTACGAGGACGAAAAAGACGGTGAGCCAACAGGGATTGCCTGTCCGTATGTGGTAACCATAGATAGCCAGTCGCGTGAAGTCCTGAGTGTCCGAAAGAACTGGAACAAGAACGACGACCGCAAGATGCGGCGTATGCACTTCTCGCACTACAAGTTCATGCCGGGACTTGGTTTCTATGGCATTGGTCTGACCCACATGATCGGGGGCATGGCAAAATCTGCCACGTCCATTCTTCGCCAGCTAGTTGATGCGGGAACCCTGAGCAATCTCCCCGCAGGTCTGAAGACCAGAGGGCTGCGGATTAAGGGTGACGAGTCACCGATAGCTCCCGGCGAGTTTCGGGACGTGGATGTTCCCGGTGGTTCGATCCGAGACAACATCAGCTTCATGCCATACAAGGAACCGTCAGGAACCCTCTATCAGTTACTGGGCACAATCGTTGACGAAGCCCGTAAGTATGCGGCTGTTCCCGACATGAATATCGGGGAGATGAGCAATCAGGCTCCCGTAGGTTCGACACTTGCCATCCTTGAGCGTTCCATGAAAGTCATGTCTGCGTGTCAGGCACGTCTTCATGCCTCCCTGCGAAACGAGTTCAAGATACTGGCGGGGGTTATCAGGGATTTCCTTCCTGCTGCGTATGACTATGAAGTCAACAAGGATGCCAGTCGCAAGAAAGATTTTGATGACCGCATTGATGTTATTCCTGTTTCTGATCCAAACGCAACGACAATGGCTCAGAGAATTATGCAGTATCAGGCTGCACTCCAACTGGCTCAACAGGCTCCGCAAATGTATGACCTGCCCCAGCTACACAAGCAAATGCTGGAAACGCTGGGTATTCAGAACGTAGACAAGATTATTCCTGCTGGCGCGGAAGTCATGCCAGAAGACCCTGTCAGCGAGAACATGAACATAATCAACATGAAGCCCGTCAAGGCTTTCGCCTATCAGGATCACGAGGCACACATCCGAACCCACATGGCTGCGTTGCAAGACCCGAAGATACTGGCTCTTGTCGAGCAGTCGCCTAATGCTGTGGCTATACAGGCCGCACTCGAAGCCCACCTTCGTGAGCATCTGTCCTTCCAGTACAGGAAAGAAATCGAAGA